ATACACAGCCAGTCGGTGTTGCTAAAGTTGGTAACCTCGGTGGTCGTTTCAACGTTTACCGCGATACACGTACTGAATCTCAGTTCGAGCAGAACGCTGGTTATATTTCACAGCCAGATCAAGGAACATATACGCCTACTGCAGCACGTTCAACACGTGTTGAATATGCGTTGCTTGGATATAAAGGCCCTGAGTTTTACGACACAGGTATCATCTATTGTCCATACATTCCTGTTATGGTTCAGAGAACAATTGGTCCTAACGACTTCTCGCCACGTGTTGGCTTGTTAACCCGTTACGGTGTTGTTGACAACATCTTCGGTGCTAACTTGTATTATCACGTTATTATCTTGAAGAACTTGGGCGATGCGTTCACTCCAGGCTCACAGGCCGTATACTTCTAATCGAAGTTACTATTCAGAGCCCAGCCGAAAGGCTGGGCTTTTTTTTGTTTGTACAAAAAAATCGTCAAAAAAGAATAAATACTAATATGGCAACAGCATTAAACAATGTAGCACTCAGCATAGCAAGAGTTACCCCCGGTCCTGGTCCAAACGGAGGGTTTGGTACTGGTTATTCCAACGCAGTACAGGTACTTTCAACATGGTCAGGTGGACCTAAAGACGGTGAAAACGTATATGTAGATTCTGTTAACGTAGGTGCATTTGGCGAATGGCAAGGTGAAGACGTTGTCGGGGTGTTGTGGAATTCAGATTCAACGACTTTATATTATGAGCCATCTTCAGTTTCGTTTGATGACGGCTTAATAGGTAGTACATCTACAGACTTTACTTCTAGATTACCTACCGGTACTAAGGTATGGTTACTTACAGTTAATAATACCGGTGTAGAATTTACTATTGCCAATGCAGGAGCCACTACTATACACACAACTAGTGGTGCTAACGTAATTGTTGGTCCTAACAGAAGAAGAAAATGGCAGCAGTTAGGTCTTGGCGGCGGTATAGCAGTTTAATGTTTGTGTTGTTTGAGTAAAAAGCCCACCTTGCGGTGGGCTTTTCTTTTTATTGTCTAGCCTGTTTACTAAACATCTCACCCACATCAGCTAACTCATTGTTATATAGATATTCATGAGAGACTCTATGTGGATTAATGTCCCAACCTCCTCGTCTAACATATAAACAAGTTACAGTCAACTCTTCGGGAGAACAAATATCCCAAAGTCTCTTGTATATGCACTCACATATCTCTTCATGAAAATGGCATTCATCTCTGAAAGATACGATGTATTTTAACAAGCTATCAATAGTAGGTATTTTACTACCTCTAATTCCAATAAAAACATCACCCCAATCGGGTTGTGAAGTTACCCTACAGTTTGATTTCAATAAATTAGACTTAAAGCGCCTTACATCAGAAGCACCAATATCTTCTAATTCTAAAAGATCAGGAGTTTCGGTAAACGTATCGCAATTTATATCTTCACTACATGAAATCTCTAAATGAGTAAAACTTTCAACATCTCTAATTACAGGTACACTAGGTTCCGCATCAGGGTATTGTAAATGTACTTGAACGTCGGTTTCAAGTAATTCAGATAAATCTTCAATAGCATGCTTAGCCATTTCATCCATTGCTTGTAAATCATTATCACCCATATTAGTCATATTAAAACTATTCCAATATAGTTTCATAGACTTCGATTCGACAATATATTTACTATTACATGGATAAACTACTTTAGCAATTGCTGCTACCGGTTTACCTGTATTTGTTAAACAAGATACTTCGTAACCATTCCATACATCACAACCATGAAAGGGTAATTCATCCCCTTCATTAATATTGAGATAAGTACGATTACTTTGCCTCGGTTCTCTTACTAAGAGAGATTTATCATATTGACCAGAATATGAACTACTCTGACCTAAATGAGTACTAATATTTGAGTTATCTAATTCTTGTAATGCCATAACTTTATTATAAATTTTTACAAACGTTTTCAACCACTTCTTTACGCTTTGCAGGACTACCTGTTAACGAAACAATTTGCGTATCGCTATTATGATATAAATTTTTC